CTCGTGGTGACGGCAGCGTGCTGCTGCGCGGCCGGCGCCATCAAATCCAAATCAGTCAGCTAAGCATGTAGGTCTGTCCGGTAATGGCTTGCGGACGGGGGTTCGATTCCCCCCAGCTCCACCAGAATCGACAACCCACGCCAGTGAAAGACCACTGACGTGGGAGTGGTCCAACCGCCTGAACCTGGCGTTGGTTGGCGTTCGATTCGCACAGAATTCGCACAGAAATTCGCACAGGAAATCGCTGTCGGGACGGCTTCCGCGTCCGTCACACCGCGTCCTTAACCGACGCCTTCGGCCGCTGGTAGTCCTGGCTGATGAACTTGCCGTAGACCTTGAACACCATCTGGACGTCGACGTGGCCGAGTTGCTGCGCGACGTACCAGGGGTTCGTGCCGGCCGTCAGCAGCGTGCTGGCGTACGTGTGGCGCACCTGGTACGGGTTGCGGTAGCGCACGCCGGCGCGCTTGCACAGCGGCTCCCAAAGCGTCTTGCGGATCTGCGCGTCGCTCTCCCACGGGGCGCTCGTACGCGGGTTGTGCCAGACGTGCGCGTTGGCCAGGAAGGTGGCGCTCTTCTGGGCGATGAGCCCGGCGATCGCCGCATCGTTGAGCTCTACGTCGCGCACGCCCGCGTCGGTCTTGGGTCCCTTCAGGACGCCAGCGACCAAGTTTGCGTCGATGCGCGCCTTGCGATCAATCCAGTCGATCTTGGGCCACTGCAGCGCCATCAGCTCACCCGGGCGCAGGCCGCTGTTGAACCAGAACTGCAGCATCGGCCGTTCGTCGGCGCGCGCCTTCTCCAGCAGCGCATCGCGTTCGGCCGCTGTGAACGGATCGACTTCATAGTCGCTGGACTTCGTCGTCTGCTTGAGCAGCTTGTTGAGCGCGATGCGATCGAACGGGTTGAAGTCGATCAACTCGTCGTTCAAGGCATCCTCGAACACGGAGCGCAGCGGCGTCAGCAGGTTGCGCGCGCGCTTGGCCGTGACGTCCATGCTGCTGATCCAACTGCGCAACTTGCTGGGTGTCGCCTCGGCCAGCGCCAGGCCGTCCCAGTACTTCATGCGCTCGCTGTTGATCGCCTTCTCGTAGCCCTCCAGCGTGCTCGGGCTCAACGTCCCGTTGGCGACCTGGCGCCGGTACACCTCGAGCTGGTTGTCCAGCAGCGTGCGCAACATGATGCGACGGCCGCCGACATCGAACTGCTTGGCACGCTCGCTGGTAGGGAAGTAGTCGGGATAGTGGAACTGGTCGTCTGAAATCTTGCGAACGATCTCGGCTCGCAGGCCGCCGGCATATGTGATCGCGCTCTTGGTGACCGGGCCGGGCGGCAACAACTCGCGGCACTCGACGCCGCGAAAGCTGAAGGCAATCTGGATGCGCAGTCCGTCCTTGAAGTCCTCGCGGATGCTTATGCCGCGCGGGCAGACGAGCTCGCGCTCGGTTCGCTTTCCACCCACTTGTTCACCTCCTCGGGGTTAACCCACAGATTCCCATCCGGGCCGAGGCGGCATTGCTGGCCGTCGATCCATTGGCGCTTGCGTCGGCGTGCATGGACCGCGTCGGGCGTGTCCCCACTGAGGTCGCAGTACGTCGCCAGGCGGACCCAGCGAAGCGGTGTGACATAGACGATGGAGCTCTTGTTCATGCTTTTCCCGATCGCGACAGGTGGGCGCTTGAAGCGGTTATAGAAGCTCGGCTGGCAGGTGGTCAACGAGGGGCGCGCACGGAATTCCAATGGTTTTCTACGGCCAGGCGAGATTGACACCCCCTCCCGGTGTGAGCGAAGGGCGCCAGCAGCCCGGCGCCTGATTCGCCCATGAAGCGAGACTTGGCACAACAGGCGTCACATGGTTTCCTACGAACTGCGGCGCACCGAACGCACCAACGAGGAGCTGCAGCCTCGATTGCGGAGAGGAGGCCCTTCGGCGTGCCGAAGGTCTGGCGATCGGGCACCGCTCAGCAGCGTTCGTCCAGGTCGAAAAACCAGACGACCACACGTGCATGTCGCTTGGCGCGTCTCGACAGCGGATGAACGCCGGGGAAGAACCCGACGGCATCCGCGCTTTCGCGCGCGGCACCGAAGGCGCCCGCAACGTGGTTCGGTCGCATCGCGGACACTCGGGAACGACGATGCGCGGCCGTGCTCGGTTGGTCCGCAGGCGGTCGCGCTCCGACGTGCGACGGCGCCACGGAAGGAGAGGAGGGCGGTGGGCCCGACGTTCTCCGAAGGCGTTGTTATAAAGGATAAAGCCTTTACTCCATCGCCGCCGCACTCTACATTCCTGTCACTTGATTTGTCTTCGCGGAAGGAACTGCGTGGCGAGGCTGACGGAGCAAGAATGGAAGCGGCTTGTTCCCTTGCTGAGAAACATCGACATCAACCGTCAGCAAGCCGCGTACAGCCGTCTCGTGCTGGGCACGACCCTGGTCAAGGCCGGCGAGCCGTTCGGCTATAGCGTGCAGGACGTGCACTACATCGTGAAGACTGTCCTGCGATGGTGGGACAAGCTCAACAGCTTGCCCAGCAAACCCAAGCCGCCGAATGGCTGGGTGTCGATCGAGCTAGTGGTTCCGCGCAGTCACGTCGATGAAGTCCGACGGGTCGTTGAGGCGCTCTATCCACAGCCGAAGGATCGCCTCAAGAGGAACGGGCCCGCTCCAGCGCGAGCTCGGCCCGCGAAGCCACGCAAGCATGACCCGACGCCTCGCAGCAAGCGCTCGAGGGGCTCTTGATGGTCCCGGGGTTGCCGATTCAGACACTGCAGTGCCTCGGCGTTGGCCTCCGCGCGGGTCGCTCAGCAGTCGCGCGTTCAGCACGACCTCGGAGCAACCGCCGTCCGTCGTGCATTGCGACGGATCATCTGCTCACGCTAGGCTCGAAGGTCCTCCGCCTTCTTCCCCGCCGCGAGCGCGTCGATGAACCATTGGGGCCGCCGGCCATGACCGGTCCACGTGCGCCCCGTCTCATCCCGGAATTTGGCTTTGCCTTTAGTCGCCTTGCGCACTGGCGCCTTCTTTGTCTTCTTCGCCGCAGCCTTGCCACCTTTGCCCAATCCCAGATCGGCAGCGGTCAGATCGTAGTGCCGGATGGCTTCCTTGATCCGTGCGATCACGCCGGCCGCTTCTGTCCTTCTGAGCTCCTCGGCCTTGCGCTGGAGCGAATCAATCTGTTTCTGGAGTTGAGTGAGCGTCTTTGGCATGGTGGCTTCTTTAAAAAGAGAGCTTAAGAATAGCGCATGCGTGCATTCTGCCGCCCGGAATGGACCTGACAACTGAAATGAGGTTCCTTCTCACCTCTATCCTCACGCAATGCCGACAGCTGCCATTGCCCTCCTGACCTGCGTCGTCATTAGCGTCAGTGACGGAGACACATTGACCGCGCGCTGCGATTCCGCGATCGGTGTCGAGACCGCCCGCATCCGCATTGACCTTGCCTTCGCGGATCGCGCGAAGGCTCGCCGCCGCCTGCTGCAGCTTCTGGCCGGCAGCCCCTTGCTGGCCGGCTCCGCGACCCCGAGCGTGATCGCCGCTCTGTCGGCGACGCTGGCCGACGCGGCCTCCGCGCAGAGCTTCGACGCGCTGCGCGCCATGACACGCAAGGTCGGCGAGATCATCGAGTCGCCTGAAGACGCGCTCAACGTGATGGACTTCGAGCCGGCGGCGCGAAAGGCGCTGCTCGCCAAGGGCGAGCCGACGCACTGGGGCTATCTGGCCACCGGCGTCGATGACGACGCCACATTACGTGCGAACCATGACGACTACGGCAAGCTTCGCGTCAAGGTCCGACGGCTGGTCGACGCACGCAAGATCGACACGCGGACGCGCCTGTTTGGCGTGGAGTACGCGAGCCCGATCTTTCTGTCGCCCGTGAGCAGCCAGGGCGCATTCCACCCGGAAGCCGAGATCGCGGTAGCACGCGCGGCCGGCGCGAAGAAGCAGTTGATGGTTCTGTCGACCTCCAGCAACTCGTCGGCCGCCGACGTGGCCAAGGCTCACGGTGGTCCGA